ATTAGCCTCTGAACCGCAACCAGCACAGGAGTAAAGTTATGCCGACCGACGCCGCCGTGATGGAGTACAAATCGTTCCCCTTCGAATGTAAGACCGACGAAGGGAACGACGGCCTGTTTTCGGGTTACGCCGCCGCGTACGCGAAGGACCTTCAAGGGGACCGGATCGCTCCCGGCGCATTCGGCCAGACCATCGTCGATAAAAAGGGACTGGTCCCGATTCTGTACAACCACAATTTCGACGCCCCACCGCTGGGATTCTCCACGTCCCTGGTCGAGGACATGAAGGGTCTGCTGTTGAGCGGCCAACTGATCACCGGGACCCGGGAAGGGAACGACGCGTACCAGATGCTGAAGGGGGCGGCGGCGGTCGGCTATCGTATGGGCCTGTCGATTGGCTTTACCACCAGCGATTGGGAATGGGACGACGCCGCCGGGGTCCGCCAGATAAACCAGATCGACCTATGGGAAGTTTCCCTGACCCCGTTCCCGGCCCAGCCGAAAGCGTTCGTCAGTGACGTTAAAACTTTCCGCGATTTCGAGAAGTTCCTGCGGGACGCCGGTAATTTCTCACGGTCCGATTCCAAGCGGATACTCCGTCTGGCGTCGGAACTGAAACAGTCGTCGCGTGGGACGCCCGACGGCACCAACGCTCATAGATTCCTGCGTGGTCTGGCCGCGCAGACGGAGAAATCATAGATGGCCACACAACCGCAACTAACCGCCGACGACGCCCTGGTCCTTCAGAAACTTCGGGCCGAATGGATGGACACGGTGAAGGAAGGAATCGCGATCCGCGATGCCAGGGGTTACACCGATTCCGATTGCCGCGAAAAGGTCGAGAAACTCGACGTGGAAATGACGAAGAAACACGACGCCCTGTTCGCTGTCGCGAACACCGCGATTACCAAGGTAGCCGACCTGGAAGGACAGTTGAAAGCCGTTGCCCAACGGACCAGCCGCGCCCCGGGTGCCGGGTCCGTCTCGTACGAACCGAAGGGGATCGCCCAGATGGTCGTCGAGTCCGACGCGTTCAAGAACTGTACCTTTAACGGGCGGTTCGCGATGCAGACCACCGTCAAGGGGCGGTTGCGGCCCGACTACACCAAGGCCGCCACCATCATCGAAGGTGGACCGACCACGATTACGCCGCCGGTCGGCGGGTTCCCGATCTTCCCGTACCGTTACGGGCTGGTCCCGCAGCCCTTTCCGCCGCTGATGATGCGGGACGTGGTCCCCGTGGTCCCGCTCGACGGAACCAACGCGGTCGAGTACGTGAAGGAAACCTGGGCGACACCTGGGGCCGACTACCAAGTCCTGGAAGGGGACAAGAAATTCCAGGCCGGTGTCACGTACACAGAGGCGACCGCCAACGTGCGGACCATCGCCTCGTTCGTGAAGGTTTCCCGCCAGATGGTGTCCGACGTCCCCTTTATCATGTCGACGATTCAGCAGAAGCTGAATATTTTCGTGATGCTGAAAGAGGACCGCGAGATCCTGTACGGCGACAATTCGGCGGGCCACCTGTACGGCCTGATGCCGCAAGCCACCAAGCTGGCGACATTCTGGACCGCCCCGGGAACCAATAACACGTTCACCTCGATGGACGAACTGAACATCGCGGAAACCCACATCGAGAACCTGTTTTACTTCCCGACCGCGATCATCTTGAATCCGACCGACGAAGCGAAGATCGAGATGATGAAAACCAGTTTCGGCAGTTATGTCCTGAACGACCGCGCCCCCCGGGAAGACGGGCTGATGCGGTTGTGGGGACTTCCTGTCGTCACCACGCCGAACATGGCGGTCGGAGACTTCCTGGTCGGTGCGTTCCCCGGGAACTGCACCCTGTTCGACCGGGAGACGATCACGGTAGAGATCGCGTACCAGAACGAGGACGACTTCGTCCGCAACTTGGTGACGATCCGCGCCGAAGAACGGGTCGCGTTTGCGGTCTTCGTTCCCCAGGCGTTCGTCGCCGGTCCGTTCCAGTGTCCGCCTTGCGTCGGCGGCACGCCCATCGGCCTGTTCAGCGGACCCGATCAGGTCGGCGGACTGACGACCGAAAAACCCGCCAACAACAAAGTGAAGTAAACCGCGATGGTCATTCAGGCATTGAAGGATATCGTTCTGGGCAACGGGATGACCCTTAAAGCGGGCGGTGTCCTGAATGTCCCCGATCAGATCGGAGCCGCGTTAATCGACAAGGGACTGGCGCGACTCCGGGTCCAACCAGGACCAGCGGAACGGAAAACCGGGGAACGGGATATTATCCTGAACCCCGGCGATCCGTTGCCGCCCGTGGTTCCGCACGTTCGGATTCCCGCCCCGCCGGTTTCCGAACTGATCATTCCGCTAGGGGCGTATGAGGACCAGGATAACTTTATCCGCGATCTGGTCACCATCGCCCCGGGTGCGGCGGTGGTTCCCTGGGGCGGTGTGACCTATTCCGATCTGGTCCCGCCGGTCCCGCCGTCAGAGTCTGCGTCCCTTCGGCCACCCGTCCTGACCCTGGACCAGATCAAGCTCCAGTGCCGGATCGAACTGGACCAGACCGACGAAGACGAACTGCTCACGTTGTACGAAATGGCCGCCAGGATTCACGCCGAAAATATTCTGCGGTATCAGATCGACGACACCGTAGCGGAAAACGTGAAACAGGCGTGCCTGATGTTGATCGCCCATTGGTATCGGAATCGCGAGGCGACCGGCGGCGATAAGGTCGCGAAGATTCCCCTGGCCTATAAAGACCTGTTGCATCTGGAGCGGGACTTCCCGAATTACTGATGGCCCGCGATCCCAGTCTGGCCGCTGGCGACCTTGACCGGCGGGTAACTTTGCTCCAGCCGCTCTACAACGAATTCGAAGACGAGATTGTCGCCTGGAACCCGGCGGCGACCGTCTGGGCGGCGGTGAACCCGACCTTCGGAATGGAAACCAACGAGGCGGGAAGGGAAACGGTAAACGTCCTGGTGTCGGTCGTCATCCGCTACCGGAGTGACGTCGACCACCGTTGGCGGATTCAGGACGGCCCCCACCTGTACGACATTACCGGGATCACCGACATTACGCGGCGGCGGGTCCAACTGACCATGTCCTGCCAGGAGGTTTTATGAGTACGCAGCCGACCCCGTTCGATACAGCCGCCGCCCAGGCGGTCTTCGACGCCCTGGACGCTTATATCGCCGGGACCCCGTACACCGTCAGTAACGCCAGCGTGATGTTCGACGGCGGCGGGACGACTCACTCCATGTCCTGTAATGACCGGACGAACGCGTCCAGCTTCACATACACCGTACGGGAAGCCGGTTCCCAGGTCGCGATCACGCCGACGATGGCGGACCTGGGGCCAGGGGAAACCGTTCAGTTCACCGCGACGGCGACCGATTCCGCAGGGGTTCCGATTGCTGGGGCCGCGTTCACCTGGGTTCTGGCCCCGGGGGCGTTAGGGACCGTCAGCCCGACCGGGCTGTACACCGCCCCGGCGGCGATCGCCGCGCCCGCGATGGAAACCTTGACCGCGAACCTGACCGGCGGCCAGTCCTGGACCACGGTCACGGTTCAGCTTCACGTGTGATATGGCGGTAGGAAAGGGACCGAAGGTCGCGTTCTCCCTCACCGGCTGGCGGGAACTGATCAAGAACCTGAACACGGTCGGGATCAAACTGGACGACACCGACCCGGAGATCAAAAACGTATTGATCGAACCGGCGCGGGCGATGGTGGCCAACGCCCAGAACCTCGCCCCGGTCGGGAAGAAACGGACCGCGAAACACCAGCCCGGGGAACTGCGGCGTTCCATCATCGCCTTGACCGGGCCGCCCCGACAACGCGGGGTCATCATGGTATCCCGCAAAAAGATTGCCCCGTACTGCGTCTACGTCGAATTCGGGACTTCGAAGATGATGGCCCGCCCGTTCTTCCGCCCCGCGATTCTGGCGATGGCCTCGACCTACCCCGCCGACATCGCTCCCGGGGTGAAACGGATCGCGGAAAAGAACGCCGCCGCTAACGCATTCCACCCGCCGAAATGATTATTTTCGAGCAGACATTCCGCGATCTGTTGATCCGCACCAACCTTGTCGACCGCCGGGTCTTTCTGATGCGTGGGCCACAGGCCCCCGCCGACCAGATGAAAGCCCCGTACATCGTGTTCTTCCAGGTCGCCCCGGTCGACCCCCTGGGGCTTAAGACGATGACCGGCCCGCTCGACCAGCAGGACCGGCTGTATCAGGTTTCGATTTTTGATTCGTCCCAGTCCCGCGCCATCGCCATCGGCGATTCCGTGCGGATGTATCTGGACACGATGCACGGGGACTTCGAGAACGTCCGCATCGGCCATTCGTTTTACATCACCCAGACCTGGGGCTGGGAACCCGACACCGAATTATTTCAAGTGATTCAGGAATACCGCATCATGTTCCGCTACCTGAATTACGATCCGCCCGTAACACCAACCGCAGCACGAAAAGGAGCAACCACACATGGCAACCGCAATGAGCGATGAAATCGTCGGCGGGATTCCCGCATACGGCACACTGATCCAGGTCCTAAGCGACCCCGGTCCGCCCGAAGTCTACACCACGATTGAAGGTGTCGGCGATATCACCGGCCCCGGGAACAGCATGGACGAAATCGACGTCACGTCCCACTCGACCGGCGTCCCCATTAAACAAGTCATCCCCGGGCTGATTGACCTGGGAGAACTGGCGTTCCCGTGTTTCTGGAACCCCGAAGATCCGACGCAGAAAATGTCGTCCCCGTACGGGATGGAGTATCTGTTCTTCACCCGCAAGGTCACCAAGTTTCAGTTGGTGAACACGAACCCGACCCACCGCACCCGCCAGTTTAAAGGGTTCGTGAAGAGTATCGCGGAGAACGCGAAAGTAACCGGGGTAATGGAGCGGCAGTGCGCGGTCCGCATTACATCCCCCTTCGTCGACGTGGCGTCCCCCGTGTCGTTGACCCCGTCCAGCGTTTCCGCCCCGGCGGCGGGAAGCCCGTCGGGAACCATCGACGTGAAGACCGGCGGCAGTAACGCCCCGTGGAACGCGGTTCCCAGTGCCCCCTGG